ATGATTTTTACTATGAAAAAAGAAAAATTGCGGAATTTACGGATTCAAAAAGGGGTTACTCAGCAAGAGTTAGCTGATTTGATTGCAACGGATGTTTCCAACATTAGCAGAAAGGAAAGCGGCAATGTTGGCATAATTTGGAAAGAATGGGAAAAATTTGCAGAATATTTAGAGGTTCCTATTGCGGATATTTATGAGGGCAAGCAACTATATAATAATGAATCAATTCCGGATGAAAATTTCTACAAATCAATAATAAAAGACCTTCAGGAATACATTGCCTTGTTACGAGAGGAATTGAAAATATTAAAAAATTCAAGAAAATAAAATCCGTAAAGTTCAAAAGCACCTGTCACCACAGGTGCTTTTTTTATAGTATAATACCGCTGTCTTTTATCTTCCCCCGGAGCATGGTGTTTTCTTCCTTTAACTGAATGATAATACGTTTATGCAGGTTTATTTCATCCTCTAAAAGCTTTACTTTCATCTCATACATGCTAGTGACTTCTTTAAACTTCAATTCATAACGGCTGCCGAGATCATCAATAGCATCTTTATAAAGCCGTACCAACTTATCGGCGTTTTCAATTTCCTTACCTTCGTTATCCGCTGACAGACCGTCAACTTCTGCCTGCATTTTCTTTTTACCAAATAAAAATCCCGCAAAGCCCGTCAGAATAGCCCCTATGAATGTGCCGAAATGTTCAATAAATATTTGTTTCATCTTTTTGTAAATATGTTGTTATAATAATAAGCCTGCATTTCCGTAATTGCCTCCTCGCAATGATTTTTACCTAAAACCTTTAAAAACTTTCTCAGCCAAGTGTCTTTTTCATACAATTTTACAAGCCCTGTAACGGCAGATATTGTTTCGTACCACTGTCCATACCGTGCATAATCGTTTTTAATCTTTAAAGCGTCATTTAGCAGCTCACCGGCTCCGGCATTGGCAAGACCATCAAAAACAAGATTAATGCTCCGCAGGATAGGTGTAAACTGTTTAGATATAGAATAATCCCACTTGATAGTGTGCTTTATGAATGTGTAAAAGGTTCCAATAACAAAAAGTAATAGGAAAATTGGTATTCCAATTACCATAAACAGAACCTCAAGCAATAGTTTTAATACTGTTTTCATGCTATATATCGTTAATTTCTTTGTCAAACATTAGAATATACATTCCCATAAACTGAGCGAAAATATCTACCAAATGCACCGATTTACTTTTAATTAGAAAGCGGATATACTGCACTGATTGAGCTTTTAAGATTTCCTCAACTTCCGAAATAACATTACCTTCTTCATCTTTAGTCTGTAAAATTCCTTTAAGAACTCCATTTTCACCCATGATTTCCTCTACATTCCCCTCGTGGATCATCCAGTCAGGCATTTTTAACCGCTTATAAATTTTGTTTTCTTCCCTCAGCACCAAATATTGACGGACATTGACATAAATGCGATCTTCGTCTCCTTCCATATCCGGAGTATTAAAACCCGTTACCACCAATTTGCGAGCAAATTGCGGGTACATAGGATGATCCGGCAAGGCGATTTCATGCCATGATTTACCGGTGTTTTTTATGGCGTCTACTATTGCCTGAACTTCAGGCGTTAATATGAGTTCCTTTTTCATGATAATTTAATTTATTAAAATTTATAGGCGTTTATGATTTGAAGGTTAAATAAGGCATCATTATAGGAGCTTGGAGCAGCGTCATAGTTTCCCCGAATTGATTTTAATTTTACCGGTGTATTATCTACAGTAACATTTGTAATGGAACTTATTGAGCCACTGCTCGTGTAAAGCACTGTTGTAAGTATATTTTCAGATTTAGCAAATATGATCCTTTGATTATTGGAAAGGGTAGCTCCCGGCACCGGAACATCCCCGAGCGTTTTAAATTGCCCTCTCTGAACTCTCGCGCCGGCGATTAAAGTATTAGCTAATGAATTAACTGTATCAATAGCCAGCCCTCCCAAACTATCTCTCAAAGCAGGATCGGAATTGAAAAATAAACCAATTTCAATAACAAAATTGTCATTCATTGTGCATAATGCCGAACTCAGTCCAGCAGTGGTGAAAATTCCACTACCCGGATATGTTATGGCATTACCATTTGCATCTTTAGTTTTCGCATTAATCGCATATAGTGTGTTGTTCGCAATCGTGTCGGTATTAAACAGGTTTTCATATACTAAGGTATTCCATGTTATGCCACTTAAATCAATATGATCCACTGAAGTCGCAACTCTGAATGTAACTCCGGATGTATATGTTGCGACCCCGTTCCAAAGTTTTATTTTATATGTTCCTGCCGGGATGGTGGAGAAATTAAAATAAAAGATTAAATTTTGACCGGAAGTATTACTGACGTTAACCTGTGAATTTGGTACAACAGCTATAGTATTACCGCTAATATCTACAATAGTTACTGAGAATGAAGCAGGATTAAGGTTAAGATTAGCGCCAATAAGAGAGACATATTTATTATTATTGGAGTTGTCTACAACAATAGGGTTAATCAAAAAAATAGACATTGTTGCAGTTGTCCAACCTCCATTTGCTATGGTTTTCCATTCCGTCAATTGCGACTGTGTAAATATTGACCACAATCCAATCATATCAGCAAAATCACGATACATAAAATCACGAGCTACTCCCGAAACATCAGTTCCCCTAAATCTACGGTTATAGTAGGTGATCTGTCCCGGAAGCTGTTCCGTATTATCATCCAAAACAACTGCCTTAGAACGAACCCTACCGTTATTCAGGTGTAGCATTTCACTTGGTGATGTGGTTCCAATTCCGTATTTACCCGAATTATTGTAAATGTCCGAACCTGTGAAATCAGTACCATTCCATAACAAAAGATAGTTAGATGCAGGATTTATTATTCTGTAACCCGTAGCAGCTCCGTTTCTGTTTACAAAGAAATTACCGTTTCCGCTCGGTTTGTCGAGCTTAGCATCTAAAGCAGCCTGCAAGCCCTGCACCATTGCAATAGTTATGTTGCTTAATCCGGTTGCAATATAATTGCCTGATGTGGTTTTACTGCCGCCTCTGAATATGTATAACGAATAGTTACCGTTTCCATCAGGAATGGCGATCATATCGTTTTTTTCGTAGGTGTAATTGGCATTATTCGCCATGAATGCCGCTAAAGAAGTTTGTGTCACCGGGATAAGCTCTGTTAGCCCTAAAGCTTCAATTTTATCCGCTCTGATTTTTCCGTTTAAAACAAAATCCTCCAGGAGTATATATAATGCGTGGCTTTGCTCTTTCGTCCATACATTACCTTGTAAGGCATTCGGGATATCATCTATTAAAGCAATATTGGAAGGAAGTTCCCCAACCTGTAGTATTGCTTTCCACGCCTGAATATTAACATCATTCAGGTTGGAACCATCTAATTTCGCAAGCGTGGTATTGTGCGCATCTGGATTGGTTAAATGCGCTTCATATACCGTTTTATCTGTTTTATCCTGTAATTTGGTGTTAAGATTTTCGACTTTATCCATAGGGATAAATTCGTCCTTATGGTAAAATGAAGACCACGAAGCGGCAAACTGCTCCTGTGTGGGAAAGTCTCCGGTTTCAAACCAGTTTAATATTGTATTTAAAGGTGTTGCAGGCATATTATTTATATTGTATTATTGAAAATCAGGTTCTATGTAATAGGCGATAATGGAGGGTTGCATATTGTTATGCGGCTTGTCTCCTCCTTCATATTCGGTATATCCATCTTCATTATTATAGTCATCTGGTTTAAAACCGTTACCTTTCCATGTTTCAGCGTATACCATAGACTTACCATAATGCCTGTGTCTTGGCATTTCAAGAATAGTCAGTTGATGGAATTTCTCCCCCAAAATTGCTTTTAAAATAGAGAAATCGGGATCATCGGGATCAAGACCTACAATTGTTTTTCCGCGCAGGTCTATGCATTCTTTCCAGCCTGCGGGGATTTCATCTTTAGGCAGGAACCACGGCCACGCAATAGCCCCGTTTTGGATTGGTGCGGTTTTCATTTCTAAAACTGCCACACGATCTTTAAGAAGATTAAAATCATCTATAGAAACGCTGTTATCTACTTTCGACTGAATTTCTTTAAGGGTTTTAAGCTTTACAAAATCGCCCCAGTTATAATTAACTGAGCCTGATCCAAACCTCACTGTCTTTTTTTCAATCAGTGTTTTTGTCGTAGAATCCTCGAAAGTTTTTTGTATTTCTTCGGTGTGAATGTAAACAGTGGAAACAATAGAACCACCCTCAAAGTAATAAAGCTTACCTTCAATGGCTACTACTCCCGGACTTACATTAGTGCCGATGATCTCACAACCGGAAAGAATGGTAAGATTCCCTGAAAGATCGCCCAATACTTCAAATATTCCGTAAGCCTCTTCAATAAGAGCCATCAGGTCATTGGTAAGTGGAACCCCGCCCGTCTGTAAAAATTTAAATTGATATCTCATGATTAGATAATTACTATTTGATATTGTTTGCTTTGAAGGATATAAAAATCTATTTCTGCTCTCAGCTGCAAAAGGTTAATTCCAGTATTGGGAATCTCTACGATAAAATCGTATTCGCTGTACAGCTCTGCCTCTGTTCTTAAATAAATCGGTTTACTTTCATCATATAGCCACTGCGTTTTAGAATGCTGCGGATCGTCTTCCGCCTCTGTGTACAGATAAATCCCTTCGTACTGCACCGCTTTTACGATCCTGATCCTGCGTTCTACCTGATCAAAAGCATCATTCAGCCTTTTTTGTACTGAATACTTCTGATAGTTGTAGTTCATTTTAATAAGATTCTGCTTTCTTTTTCTCAGAAATTCAATGTACATAGTTTCCAAAGGAAAAATAAGACACCACAGATAATTGAGCGTGACGGGTTTTCTCCTGTATGTAGGAATCCACCACATCGCTAACTGTTTGAAATTGATGTTAAATAGCTTATCCATTATTCCTGTGCCTGATAGTTTATATATGTTATTCCGCTCCAGTCTTCTATTTTAAACCTTCCGGACTTTGGTATCCTGCTGATTTCAATCGGTTGGAATTGTCCGTAACCAACGCCAGGCTCAATCCATTTGCTTTGCACGCTTAGCTCATCAAGATCGATCACTCCTTCAGTTGCTTTAATTGCTTCTAAAAAAGCCTGTACACTGAATTCACCATTAAAAGGAAGATTCAGCAAAAAGCGGCTGATTGTATCCTGAACAGGGAATCTCCCTGTTATTATACTCATTCCGTTAGGCAGCAGAACCAAAGGATCATAACATATTTTCAGGTATGATTTCAGAATATCAGGTAAAAAGTTCACGATCACTATATCATCACCGGTAGCCTGTGTTTCTTCAATATATTTTTTGAACGCTAACGCTTTTTCATCTGAAAGAACCTCGTCTGTGTTTTCACCAGCTATTTTCATGGAAATTTTAATCCTTCCTGTATTGGTTTTACTTCGTGTTACTGCCACATACTTTATAATTTTTGAATCTTCTATTTGCTCCGGTGTTGCTTCTACAATCACACCGTTATCTTCATAAGTGGGTGAAAACTGATCGCTTTCCGGTAATAAATCGAAACCATATTGAAACCGTAAAGCTTCATTTCTATACCACGGCAGACGTGGTACTTTTTGATTCGCAATTTTATCGTCAATTTCTTTCATGTGAAGGTTTACAGCCTCTTGAAAATTGAAGATCCCAAAACCTATGGCTTGAAAAATATTCATCCATACAGAACCCTTAGAAGTAGAATTGATCTCCTGTAAATATCCGTTCTGGGCTTTAATTCCCAACATTTCTGCAATTATCTCTAAAAGTGTTTTTTCCATTTTAACTTACTTTAAAATCTCCTCCAATTCTCATATATCCAATACCCCTCAGTACTGGAATTTCATTGTTTCCATCCGTTTTGGCTGTAGCCGGAATACTTTTATTATCATTAAGGCTTTTTAAAACCAAGACTTCTTTTGTATTTTCTGCATTATAAATAATCTCCTGTCCGGCTTTCAGCATATCGGAGGGTGAAGCATTATTTAAAATTGCCAGTTCAAAAGAATACCCAACGTTGCCGTATAGATGGTTTGAAACATCTAACCAACTTTGATTCTCATATATTTTATATATATTTTCCACTGATATCAATTCCTTTTTCTGTTAAACTCATATTATCCAACTGAAAACCGTCAGCATCCAACTGAACTCTGATCTCTCGATCTAAAAATCTTTCTATGATTCCGTTTTTTGCAGAAAGGATATCACAGCCGGCTTCAGGATTGTTTTTAAATTCGCCCTGCTTACTCAATAACAAAAGTTCAACAGACTGCTCCTGACTGTCACCGATAACAAAATCTCCGTTTTTAATCTGAAGATCATAATCTTCCGTTAATAATAAATCCTTCATTACGTAATTTTTCCTAGTGTTAATGTACTTCCTGCGCCTCCGCAAACTCCGGTTACAGTTGCATTCGCCAATAAAGCTTTTACTATTTCATAGATGGCATCTACCAAATTATCTAAAGATTCATCTGCCGAAGTCGTATTATTACGAGCCAGTAATAATTTTGCTTTTATATTTGCTTTTACCTGCGTTTCGTTTAAAGGCATTTTAAAACTATTTTAAAAATTGATTAAATCTTGTTTCGAGTGCAGCAAATTCAGGATCGGTTAATAATTTTATAGTAACTCCTGAGTTTGTCTGAAACTTCATATTTCTACACGCCTGAATAAAATCACCCATTAATTTTTTTAGCGTTTCATTTTCTTTTTTTAAAAGAAACCCGTCTTTATCGATATTCAGCTCAACGCCTTCAATTTTCAGTCTCATTTTCACAAGTTCCGAAGCACTGACAACGACCGCAATTTCTTTGGTAACAAAAACCACACACACCAGCGATCCCGTTTTAGGTTCCAGATATAAGCTTCCGTTTTCATCATCCGTTACCAGGTAAGCATCAAATATTTCTGAGCTGCCATCCAACGGCTTTAAATCGGCTGTCTTATTTTCCGTATCAACAGAGATGATTTCGCATATTTTAGCGTAAATCTCATCACCATTGCTTGCCAGTTTTTGTATAATTTCTTTCATTTTAAACTAAGCGGCTGCCCTAATTCTATTTTTTGTCTGTAGCCGGACATTCCGAAGGAGGTTTCATTTTTTTTAACCAAATAAACCCCGCTGTTTGTGTCACTGGCTGTTATGTCAATCATATCACATTTATAAATTTCAGGCTGACCGAAAGTTTCAAAACTTCCTTTAAAGCCACTTTGTTTATACCTGTCTAAAGCCTGTTGAGCATATTTTTTTAATTCAGCTTCCGAAATTCCGTCTATTCTTATTTTAATAACATCGCCGTCCTTATCCCCGATTTCGATTGTCGTTTTTTTATGTTTTGCGCTAAAGGTCTGCGCCTCAACTCTTGCCCGGATATCCGCCTTATCCCTGTACTCAAAATCTTCTGTTATGAGATTCTTACCATACATAATTTTTACTTTCTTCCGGTGATCTCCCGGATAAATCAATCCAACATATAAAACGCTTTGGTTGTTGATCCTTCTGAAATAGGAACTGAGCATTTGTTTTTCTTTGAGTTCCTGAAGCTCTTCGGCTACCGTCGGTTTTGTGATTCTCCAATTACCAACCATCAGGCTTTTATCGATCAACTCGTATTTAATATTTGTTCCTTCCAGCAAATGTTTTAAAATATCATTAAGTGAAGCGTTTTTAAATGCTTTAGGTTTTGCCTTCTGTGTTTTCAGCAAAAACATTCCGTCCTCACATTTTATCGTTATTGGTACTTTAGCGTCTACACTTCGGACAAATCCTGAAAACCGCACCTGCATATCATTACCATACCCCAGCTTAACCGTAATTTTATCCCCTCTTTTTACGGGAGGTTTTCCGTTTTGTGTGACAGCCTGCTCCCATTTTATTTTTTTAGGAAGTTTAAGCTCACAGGTATCTGTGAGATTAGCGATATCTTCTACGATAAGACATTCAGAAACGGCAGTAAAACGCCATTTCTTATCTCCTTCAATTGTAATTTCACTTCGTAATTTTAACATCTTAATCCAGGCTTAATTTAATTTCGTAAGGTTCATCACTGAGCATCATAATCTGTATTGACTGCCTGTTGCTGTGGGTTTCCTGTGTTAAATAGAAACTTTTTACCACAGCAGACCGAATTTTAAAAACTTCTAAAAAATCCGACTGAACTATTAAAGCTTCAGGACGGCTTAAAAATTTCTTTAGTTCTTTAACTTTATTGATAGGATATTCTAAACTCGCTCCAGTCTCATCACCTTCTTTATAGTTGTTAATTCCTGCATCAATCGTAATGGAATAATCACCATCTGATATATATTCCTTAATCGTTCCGTTTCTTCCCTGTAATGCAGTAGTAACAATATTTTTCTCCTGATTTACCGTGATAATACATTCGATAAATTCAAATTCATAAGTTATTTTAGATTCTGCATCAGTATATTTCAATACTAAAGAAGTCAACCAAGTTCGACCTTCAAGATCTTTCAACTCTTGAAACTCCGGATTACCTTCATTTCCTATTGTATCGGAAACTTTAAAAGGCGTTGCGGTCTGCATTCCGAAACGGAAAGCCAAATTAACTGCTGTACCTCTTGCAACCTGTTCCGGATTGGGAAAACTAAATTTTATAAGTTCCATTATTTATTCTGCTAATGTGAAATCGGCGGAGGCGGTTAATAATGCTTCCTGCACCATTTGTTTAATAGATTCCTTACTCATTGTAGACCCGTTCTGATTATAGATATTCAGGTTTTCTACAAGCTTTGTAATGTTTAAGTTTCTTACTTTATTTCCTGAATCTCCGCCGTCACCACTTCCTTTTTTCTTTTTTGTTTTATCTGCTGCATCTGCTCCGAAAGTGGTTTGCTTCATCGGACTTCCTTTGGAAACATCAAAAATGGCTTTGTGACTATCGTCTTTAGGTGGTTCTGCCGCTTTTGTTTTCTTTTCGTCCGGGTGATCCTTATCGAAGCTTGCAGCTCCTTTTTTTTCACCCTCTTTATAAGCAACATTAATATCTTTCATTCCTTCACTGGAAAAAAGCTGATTCCACAAATCTTTTATAGGCTTAAAAAAGGCTCCCAGTTTGTTCATAATTTTATCCAGTAATTCAGTGATCCATTTCCAGATCCCGCTGAAGGCTTCACGGATCGGATTAATTATCGTTTCAGAGATCCAAGAGGCGAATCCTCCGAAAGTTTGTTTTATCCAGTTCCACACCTTCAGAACCGTCTCCCAAATCCATTGGAAAACAGATTTTACAGTATTCCAAATAAGTAAAAAAGCAGTTTTATAAGCGTTATAAATAAATCCGGCTACTGGTTTTATTACGGAATTCCAGACCCATGAAATGGCGGAACCTATTCCGTTGACGACTATTTTTAATACATCCCAGACGGCTAAAAAGATTGATTTGTAAATATTGAAAATAAACAGTGCAATCGGCTTTAGGATAAGATTCCAAAGGCGAGTGACAAATATTCCAATATTATAAAATGCTGCTTTGCCGGCTTCCCAAACTCCAAAGAGAATTTCCCGGAAACGTTTTGAATGATCCCATAATAATTTTATCCCAGCAATGAGCACGACCACTCCGGCGATAATCCAGCCAATAACGGGAATATTCATCATCGCCAATGAGAAACCATGTACTGACAAAGTAGCCCGTAAGTAAGCCGTTCCAATAGCATTAATCGTAGAAGCGTAAATCCTATTAACAACCGCACCAACACCTCTCGCTGTTGTATTTTGAACTTCTGCAACCGTGTTAACCTCTGTAGCAGCCGTCTGCGTGAAAAGTTTAGGTAAAAGAGATTGTAAGACTGATTTTACTGCTTCATAAGAACTGGCAAGTTCACCCGCCGTTTTAAAAGCGGTCATTCCGTGCTGTATATAAGGAATATACGCCTCTGTAGCATTGAAAATAGATATTTTCCAATCATTAACAACCGCTTTGGCACGGTTCATTTTTTCCTCATAGCTTCCCATAATAACACCCGCCTGATCAGTGGCAGAATTGGTGTTAACCATCTGCTTCGCCAATTGATCGGCATTATCTGCACCCTGAATCATTGCAATTCCCGCCGCCATGTTTTCTTTTCCGAAAACTTTTGTCATGAGCGCAGTATCTCCCTGAATTTTTCTAAGCGTTCTCAGTCTGTCCGTTAAAGGAATAGAAGCATTCGCCAAATAGGTTGTACTGATTCCTGCGGCAGCTAGTCCGGCGGTTGCATCTTTAGAAGCGAAACGTCCTTCAGATAAGGTCGTCAAAACATTTCTCAATGCAATACCGCCCTCGCTTCCTTTTTTTCCGGATTTATCCAATAACTGAATCTGAGCGTTTGTTTCAATAAATGAAAGCCCTGTCGTTTTCGCTACCATTCCGACCTGTTCTAAGGCAGATTGTATTTGTGGAAGCTCAGCGGAACCCGCCTGCGCACCGGCAGACATTACATTCATCATATCCGCCATAATCTTAGCGGCAGCAATGGGATCTTTCGTGCTCACCCCAAACTGATTCATAGAGGTTGTCAGTACGTTTGTAGCGGCAACTGTATCACCTTTCATCTGTTTTGAAAGGATATTTACGTTATCACCCATCATTTTCATTGCCTCTGAACTCTTGGCAATTTCGGGACTTAACTGTGAAAGGATCAGCTTATAAGATTCGACATTACTGGAAGCATCCGTGCCGAAAGTTTTAGCGGTACTTCGTGCCGCCATTTCAATGTCTTTTAATCCCTGTCCGGTAACTCCGGTAATAGCGGAAAGTTCCGCCATATTTGAGTTAAGTTTAACACCTGGAGCAATAAGATTATCCAGCTGATTTTTTAATGTACTGATCCCCTCCGAAGCTAAATTCACAGCTAATAAAGCCTTATAACAGTCTCCAAAAACTTTAGTGGTTTTTTGTACTGATTCCTGAATACCGCCTAACCCAACATTGATCTGCGGGAAAAGCTGACCATTGTTGCTGGTGAAATTAATGTTATATGTTGCGGTATTCGTTGACATTCAGTAACTTTGTTTAAAAGTTTTAGGTATGAAAATTTTTGGCTACAGGATCACCCGTTTAGGATGGCTGTTTTTAATCAGTCTGTTGATATCTCTTATTAATCCTGTATCTTTTGCTGTTTGTGCCGGTGTTTGGATGTTTATTGGTATTGTCAATTTTGGAAACACCATCAATAAAGAGAACCGTTAAGCTCCAAAATAAGCCTGAAAAATTTCCGCCTGATTTTCAAGACGCCATTTCTCCAGCCATTGCGCCTGGGCATTTAGTTTACTCCACTCACTTAACGGTAAGGTTTCCGGATCAACATTGAAATTGGAACGTATTAAAGCATCTGCTTTCCAACGTTCGTTTTCTGAATGCTCGCCTTCAAGCGAGCTTACAAGTTTTTTACGGATGTACTGAAGGAATTCATGTGATTAGCCACACATTCAACCGACTTTAATTTTAAAAAATCCCTTGTTTCAATTTCCGGATCCGCTTTGATGATACAATTATCATAAAGTGCCTTTGTTCCCCGAATTTCGTTATTTTTAGCAATAGATCCAGTTGCTTCCAGTGTTTTAAAATCGGGTTCCTTGAATATGGCATTATACTCGGCTTCACCTTGCTTTACGGTTCCCACCACAAGAAATCCGTGTTTTGCCTTTAATTCCATTATTTCGGTTTCATTCAAACCGCAGATATTTTGATTTTCCATTTTTAATTTTTAAATTGATTTGTCTACAATATGCGAGATGATAAGCTCTAGCTCAATCTCTTTGCTCATATCACCTTCTTTCCAGTCAAAGGCTGCCTTTTTAAACTCACAGTTTTTTAGGATATGAGTAACAATAGGACCTGCCTCCGGCTGATAACTTACCGTAACAGAGAAAGGTGCAATTCGGAATAGCTGACCTTTTGGGGCTTTAGCCTTCAGAGCCATCACAGTTCCGGAAAGAAGTGTTACGGAAGCGGTAGATTTTACTCTTCCATATCCACGGCTCACAGGGTTTCGACCTGCTCCGTAAATATTTTCCTTTTCCATTTCTTCATCATACTTTATTGCTCTGATTCCGGTAACCGGAACCCCGCCGATATTCACAATGATATCCGCCCAACCGTATTCACGCCCGTTAATAAGCGGTTCTAATTCTATTGCCATTATTGATTAATTTGTAAGGTTAAACCGATTCTAACAGTGATTTCACGGAGTGTACCCACAGGAACCATTTTAGAAACTATTTCAAGTTTTGAATTTCTTAGTATCGCCTGATCAGGATTAATGTAATTCTTATAACCGCTGATCTCACCGTCTCTGACCATCTGGTCTAAAACATCATCGCACAAAGCTTCCAATGCACTGACTGTAGAAGGATCAAGATATCCCGTGTCAGGATCGACGTAAGAAGGTCCTGATATTTTAGGCAGTAATGCTTTGTAAATTCCTCGAATCCCTTTATCAATAGCCCTGTTATTCTCTATGTAAGCATAATCACTTTCGAGTGTGGTAGCCGTAAAGCTATCATTGAAATATGTCCCGGCGCTACCGGTATATTTTACGCCAAACAAATAACCTTTGTCGGAGATAGCCTGTATTTGCTGTGGGGTATAATCTCCTATCAAAGAGCCGTCACAGAAGCCTGAAACGTCCATTTCCCGCGCCATTTCTACGTTATTGGTTAAGGCTTTAGGATATGCAGTAGAAACAAGGTTTTGTTTTTCAACCCAGCCGATTGATTCATGTACTCTCGCTTTAGAAACTGCGCCTAACGCTGTTCCTATACAAGAAATTGAAGGCTTCGTAGCAGCTAAATATTTTCCACGCCCGCCGGCATCCTGTCCGATAATAACACTCACTCGGTCATATTCATGAGTATGCAGATCAGGCAGTGTTGCCATATCAGCAGATGCAATTTTAACAGAAAATAAAAGGCTCAACGGAATATTAAGATTGCCAAGGTCTACAGCAAGCTGATTAAGCGTTGCTAATCTCGTTACAAGATTGGTAGATGCTGTAGTGAAGTCACAGACAGCAAGCTGACGTATTTCACCACCTGCAAAATTTTGCAGTGTTTTAACTTCCGTATAGGTTCCGTCTGAATCTTCAATGCTCTGCGTATATAATTTTGCACCTGGATTAATCCTGAAAAATTCTGAAACGTGATAATGCAGAACTGGATTTGAAACCGCAGTAATATCGTTATTGTCTAGGTCGTCAATCGACAGGACTAAGGTTTGAGCCAAGTCTGCCTCTCCATAAACAATAAGCCCGGAAACGTGATCACTTCCCGTTAAAGTCCGGGAAAGACCGCCATTTCCTCTTATAAATTTTATTCCGTTCATTATTAAGCTTTGTTAGGTTCTACAACTAATTTTTCGCCTTTTTCAATGGCTTCTGATAGTTGATTTTTTGTAAATTCTTCAGCAGGCACTTCTCCGAATTTTACCTGATAATCTGCCTGTACCTGTTGTTTAGGTGTTAATTTCACGTCCTGACTTGAAGCATTTTCCGCATTTTTTGTAAGCCCATCCGTAAGGAACTGCTCCGTAACAACTACTACACCTTCAGCACCTTTTTGCAAAATCTCTTGTACATTTTTTTCAGCATCAGCCGGATTTGTTTTTGCCATGTCAGCAGCAAGGGTATCGGTAGAAGGTAATAGTTTATCGACCGTTAGTTCAGCCGTTACAACTTGATCTGTAGAAGCTTTCCCGGCTTCGGTTTTTTTAGCTTTAGACTCTTGTTTTTCTACAGCATTTTTTGTTACTTTTTCTACATCTTTATCCGTTAAGGTATTGGCGTGATTACGTGCAGCATTTTTTGAGAAAAAGGCACTGCCATCGGATGTTTTATAGTATAGATCAGCTTTAGGATTGTTTGAGAAAATATTATCCATTGTAATGTTATTAAGTGTTATTTTTTGATTAATAGAATGCCTCCTATAGCATACAGAACCAAACTAAGGGCTCCAATCCACATAAGGGCTTTTTGATACCATTTAAAGGGCTTTTCAATGTAAACCGGCGGTAAAATTTCTTTGGTGTTTTCGGAAATGTATTTTTCACGCCACTGCTTAAATAATTCCTGCGCTCGTGTCTCACAATTGACTGTTAATACGCCATTCTGTAAATTAACCTTTGGAACTTCTAAGTATTTTCCGGCTTTAGATTTTGGCAGCTTTTCTGTTTTTACCTTTTCCTGAAATAAGCTTTGAGTTTCATTGGTCATTAAAACAGGTTTGCCGTTCACACAATCCACATAAGCGTTATAAAAAGAGCTGTCAGCTTCTATTTTATAAATCGTGTCTTTTACGACTTCCGTAATGGTTTTCGTGTTTTCGATGATCACCGGTTCAGGTGGTTTCCTGCTTGCACAGGAAACCAAAACCAGCGAAAAAACAAGAAAAGATAAAATATGGACGATAAATTGTTTCATTTTTTAATAGTTTAAATAGCCTTTAATGGTAGTTCTCAGGCGTTTTTTTCTTAAAACTTTTATTCCTTCACGGCTACCGGCGTCATTGGTATTCCCTTCTATTGTGTAGATGTATTGATTATCGAAATTCTCAACGAGACCGGTGTGACCGTTTCCCTTTCCAAAGTCCATGATAAACACAGCTCCGATGGTAGGGATTGAAGATTTTATTTTTTTATCAGCTTTATTCCAGGCGGCAAGGACACCGCCTGTTTTTATTGCTGTATTGGGTACTTTTAAATTCTTTGAAGCCTCAGAGAAACACCAGTACACAAATGCCATACACCACGCCGCAGGAAAACCAATTCCAACACTCGACAGGTAAGTTTTCACCGGTTCGCCCCAATTTGAGCCGGGCGGATTTTCTTGTTTGCCAATTTGTGTGATAGCAGTTTGCAGGGCTTTTTCTGATAATTTCATATTGATTTAATTAGATGATTGCTCCGATTTTCTTTTTTTGGAATGGCGTTACGACATAGTAATGTCTGTACGAAAGCTCATTAACCTGTGTACGAGGCGCGGTAGATGACGGCGAAAAATATTGTTTCGTGTCTCCTGTCTTTTTTGCAATGTTGTCAAGGCTGAAAAACACAGAAGAACTCATGTCTCCCGCTGCCGCAATAGCATCAAAAGCTTTTTTCTTTTTGTCTGATCCGTAAGTAGGATTACCGGAATACCAATGCAGTTCCCACCCCGCAATTTTAGGACTAGGTTTTCCTGCTGCATAATCTACCAATTGGTTTCCAAAGTTTTTACGGTCTAATAGTAAATCGTTCCAGTGATTATCACAAAGAACCATTCTTCTAAGACTTTCGCCAAAACCTGCCGCATCAGCTTTAGCTTTAGCATTTACAAGATCCTCATAAACCAATCTTTTACGACCTGTTGAATCAGTCAATCCGTCAGGACCTCCCGTTGCTTCAATTACCGGAGTAGTGGGGGTATCTTCCAACGGAGCTATGGAGTGAATGGCTTTTCTGTATTTTTTAGCCAAAATACCGTTAGTATGAGCCTTAGTTACCGTATCAATTTTACTGTACGACGCTCCTGTAGTATCATCGTCTCCTACCGTTGTAGGAAGTGATTGGTATTTATCTAAGGTAATTTCGATAGTATCATCGTCATAATCCTGTACGTCTAATTCATACGTATTATTGTTGATTAATACTTCGACTTCAAAGTCGGTTGCAGCAACATACATTTTATTTTTTTCCGACAGTTTACCTTCATTGATCGTTACAACAGTAACATCTAATTCCGGAATACCTTCTAAAAAGGTTGCGGCAACATTTCTATCTACGTTTTCAATGACTCTTTTAAGCCAGATCTCAGGAAAATTTGTAGGCATATTATTTAAGATTTTAAGATTAATTGGTAAGCTTCAGGATGATCTGCCTTAAAAGCAATCTGCTCATCTAAGCTTAGCTTTTGGAAGTCTTCCATTTTGGTAATTCCTTCAACTCCGGGAATAGTTTTCACTTCTGCCGCTAATGATTTTTTTGCAGGGATAGATTCGATTGTACTTTTTGCCAAATCGAAATTTTGAGCTGCTAGGTCTAAGAAACTTTGCTTTTTGTCGGCGGTAATACGCCCCGATGCCACGGCATCATCTACTAATTTCGTGGATAAAGCCAGTTGTTCTGTTTTCTCTTTATCCTCTAATGCTGATAATTTCAATTCGGCAGCAGTTAGTTTGGTTTCTGCATCTTCTTTGGATTTTTTCAAAGCTAAAACCGCTTTATTAATTTCGGTTTCGCTCGCTTCTTTTGTGAATTCGGCGAATCCAAGCGCTAAAAACGCCAGTTCTGATAATTTTAACATAGTATTTTCTGTTTGTAATTGTTGTACAGGGGGTGTTTCGATATCGTCGGGTGCATTTTGTGCCACAGAAAGGCAGAGTGTCTGCACATCGAACTCGGTTAATGCTTTGCCGTCAACATATAATTTTAAGGCATTGGCATTGCTTGGAATAGCTACAATCGAAGCCTCTAGCAGCTCACATTTAGTAAGTGTAAGCTCACCGTTGACCATTTGTAAATCTTCCCTTTTAAAAGCCACTCCCATAGATGCAGATTTAATAAAATCATCATCTACTTTCTCTGAGATACTTTTAGCTTTAGGATCTTTAAGATTAAAAACAGTTTCGGCAGAAAGATTCCCGTTACTTATTTCGATATCCTTCCATTTTCCAATAACAGAATCGTTACTGTTCCAGTGTCCGTCCAGCATTACGGGGTTAGCATTGAACCTACCTAAATAAATTCCTGCGGTCGGGATTTTGAAGCCGTAAGAATTAATTACGTTTTCATCATTTAACACAAATCTTGGCATAGGCTGTTGTTTTTTTTAATTTGTTTTGAAGTAGATTTCTAAAAACCGCTCCGCAATGGAGCGGTTGCTTTCTCTTTTAATAATTAATGTTTAGAATCTGTTCTTCATTTTCCAATGATTTTTATTGTTTGTTGTGATGACAAAATTGGGTGGTTTTTAACTCTAAAAAAACAAGTTGTCGGATCAACAGACGGCTTTGTACGAAGCACTTACGGAAGTGTCGGAAGGTCTGACAACTTCTTTTTTTTTAGCTCTTTTGAAATGAATTTTGTTGATAAAATTTAGTTGAAAATGGCAGTAAAAAAGGATGCGATCAGACAAAAAGCGGAAGCCTATTACATTGAAAATATTGATGCTACCAATAAAGAGGTTGCAGAGCTATTTAAAGTGACAGAAAAGACTTTGGGTGATTGGGTACGGCGGTATGATTGGGAAGACAAAAGGTTGAATTTTCATGCTTCACCAACGGTCATTAAACAAAAATTACAACAGGAAACTATTCACTTGATGGGGGGTGGTCTGCCTACATTTTCCGCTGATTCAATATCAAAACTAATGTCAGCACTTGACAAATGTGATAAACAAGCCGATCCGATCATTATTCATAAAATTCTCAAAGAACTGGACTTATTTATATCGCAGACTGATCCAAAGCTTGCAGCGCAATGCACGCCATTTCATAAGATGTTTTTACAATATAAAATCAAACAGGAACTGTAATGAGCAATAAAGAATTAAAATACTTAAAGCTATTACAGGACTATGATAAACACAGTCTGAGAATAGCGCAGGCGACCACGATTGATATTCACGAATCAGCAGCGGGGAAAATAAAACGTATGAAGGAACTTGAAAGCGATTATGTTGCTTGGTTTGAATACTATTTCCCAAATTTTGCGAAAAAAAAATCAGCGTGGTTCCATAAAAAATTAGCTGATATTGTTATCAATAACAAACGACTGCGCCTTCTTGCTGAAATGTTCCGTTCTGCGGGTAAATCCGTTCATATTGACATGGGAATCCCATTATATCTTTATTTGGTATTGGGTGAACTAAAATTCATGCTGTTAATCGGACAGACCGATCCGAAAGCAAAAAAACTTTTATCCGGAATACAGGCGCAGCTCCAATTTAATAACCGGATCAAAAACGATTACGGCGAAAAATTCAGTCAGGGAAATTGGGCGGACGGAGATTTCACCACCACGGATGGGGTGCGTTTTATGTCCCTTGGTTTTGGACAGGATCCGAGAGGAGCAAGGGAGCAGGCAGACAGACCGGATTATATTGTTATAGATGATGCAGATAGCAAAAAACACCTTAACAATGACAGGCTAATGCGTGAATACGTAGATTTTGTCACGGAGGATGTTTGGGGCTGTTTTGATGCAGACGAAGACGCTACGGAAAGATTTGTATATGCTAATAATAATTTCAATAAAAAAAGTTTAACCAACAGGCTTAAATTATATTTCAACGAGGTAATTAATGCCGAAAATACAGACGATGAAGAGGACGACGACGAAGATTTTCCGGACACTCATTTTGAAGTATTAACCGTTTGTGCGGTTAAAAATTTAGTCGATTTCACTCCCGAATGGGAAGCAAAAGCTTCAGCAGCATACTGGAAAAAGAAGTTTAAAAAAATGCCTTACCGCTCTTTTATGCGGGAATATATGCACGTCCACATCGAAGACGGTGCGATTTTTAAATACGAAAATATTCATTTTAAAAGAGCTTATCCACTAAAGGAATACGAAGCTTTATGTTTCTATGGTGACCTTTCCTACAAAGAAAATGCCGATTACAAAGCGATGATACTCGTAGGAATGAAAGGCAAAGAGATACATATCATTTTCACCTATATGCAGCAGAAAAGCCGGGCACATTGTGCAAAATGGCTGTATAATAAATACGAAGAGTTTAATCTCGAAGACTATAATATCCGGTATCTGATTGAAGGGCTTTTCGCAATGGATGAGTTTATCAACGATTTTGATAATGAAGGCGAGAAAAGAGATTACTATATCCCTGTTGTAGCTGATAAAAAAGCCAAAGGTGATAAATACGACCGTATAGAAAGTTTAGCCGGTTACTTTGAAGGTGATACTGTTTTTTTCAATGAATACGATAAAACCCCTGATCAGCAAACGCTGATCGATCAGTTTTTATCCTTTGAAAAAGGAAGTCAGGCACACGACGACGGTCCGGATGCCGTACATGGCGGGATAAAAAATTGCAGCCGCAGAACCAGAAGAGCGCGCGGAACATGGGCATCTGGTCAGCGACAGGATCATCACTACTAAATACTAAAATATGTTTGCAAATAAAGAAGATCTAAAAAATAACATCTACAATTATCAGGTAGATCAAATCACGGAAAGTGACGACAGCATTGTATTACAGGCTTTAAATACTGCCATTATAGAAGCTAAAAGTTACTTAACCGGAAACGATAAAAAAGAATATTTGGACGGACGACCGCGATACGATGTTGCTGCAATATTTGCCGCAACCGGATCCGCAAGGAATGCTATTATTTTAACGCACACCCTGACCATTGCTAAGTGGTACATTATTGATTTATGTAATGTCGATATTTTGTATGAAAAAGCAAAAGACCGCTATGACAGGGCGATTGCTTGGCTCAACAAATTACGCAAAGGCGAGGTAAATATTGATGATTTGCCACAGATCAACACCGATACACCCACCGATACTGACGATGTTTTTCCTTTCTCTTTTGGATCAAGACAAAAATTTAACCACGAATAACGATGAAAAAAAACAGTAAAAAAGCCAATTTAGCGGCTAAATTAAAGCCGAAAGGAAGCGTAACAAGTTCACTACAACTGGCGAACTCGGTAATCCCGAAATCTATTTCACAGGTTCGGAGCGATGTTAAAACGTGGAAAAGTGCTGTAGCTTCGTTTAAAAATGCTGACAATCCCAAATCGTTTCCGTTTTATAATCTTTTGGCAGATATTTTAGATGATCCGCATCTGTCTTCACAAATTGGGAACCGAAAACGAAAAACATTAGGATCAACCTTTGTCATTAAAAAAGCAAGCGGTGAAGTTTATCAGGAAGTGACCGACGAAGCGGAAAGAAGCATTTGGATGGATGAAATTGTCGGGAGAGTTTTAGATTTTAATTATGAAGGAATGCGATTGGTTGAATTTGATCGTAAACCAGAAAATGATAAGGAAGGTACTCTGATAAAAGAACCTATAGTCACTCTTTTACCGCCTCAAAATGTACTGCCGGTACAAGGTGTATTTTTAAAGGATTACACCGATGATAAAGGCATAAAATACAGAGAGGAATCACAATTCGGAACATGGCTTTTGGAGCTTGGAAAGCCGGGCGATTTGGGTATTGTGAATAAATTAATAGCTAAAGTGCTGTTCATGCGCTTTGCCGAATCCTGTTGGTCGGAACTGTGCGAGATTTACGGTATTCCGCCGCGTGTTATGAAAACGAACACCGCCGATCCTGCCTCTTTGCGTAGGGCTCAAACCATGATGAAAGAAATGGGAGCTGCTGCGTGGTTCATTATTGATGAAACTGAAAATTTTGAATGGGCAAAAGGTGTAGACACCAACGGGGATGTTTATAATAATCTAATTAATCTATGTAAGGACTCTATTTCTTTGCTGATCTGTGGGGCTGTTATCGGGCAGGACACCAAATTCGGAAGTAAAGGAAAAGAAGACAGTTCTCAGGATGTTTTAGCTGACCTGGTTAATGCCGACAAAAAGGTGGTTGAGCAGTATATGAATACGAAAATCATTCCCGCATTGTTTGCTATCGGCGTTTTACCCGAAGAAGGATTAATTTTTGAGTATGAAAAAAGCGAAGACTTAGGCGAGCTTTTCACACGAGCAATTGAACTAATGAAGGCGGGAAAAAAAGTTCCGGATGAATGGATTAATGAAAAATTTGGCATTCCTGTAGAAGAAAAAGAAGAGGTAACAGACGGAAAAAAATTAAATTTTTCTGCAAATTTTTTCGATTAGGGGCTAAAAAACAAATTGCTGAAAATTATTTTTTAGCCCTGCATGAAAATTTGGAACGTCAGTACAAGCCTTGTGATTGTGAATCTTGCAGAACTTTAAACTTAGCGAATGAGCCATCTCCTAAAAAGAAATTTAAAAACGTTTTAAATGTTGCTGAAAAGGCATTTAAAAAGATGTTTGAAAGAAAAGGCTATAATCCAAAAGATCTATCCAAAGTAAAGGAATATAAAGAATTCGTACAGGTCACAGGTGATTTATTGAGTTACGCCATTTCGCATGAGGTTCCGGAAAAAATGAGAGAGTATTTAGAAAAAGATGCTTTTATTTTTTCAGGTTTAAGAACGCACGCACAGTTAACTGAAGCCCGCAGTTTGTTAACCGATAACAATGGAAATATAAGGTCATACAATGAATTTGAGCAGGATATTTTAAAGCTCAATGAAAAATATAATACGTTTTATCTCGAAGCTGAATATCAATTCGCGGTAAGCTCTTCACAAAGTGCCGCCAATTGGGCAGACTTGCAGGATAACACTGAAAGATATTGGCTACAGTACCGAACCGCAGGAGACGAAAGGGTAAGGGCTAGCCATGCACAGCTTAATAATACGACTTTACCGAAAGATGATCCGTTTTGGTTTTCCTATTATCCGCCGAACGGATGGCGTTGTAGATGTGTAGCCGTGGAAGTTCTTGCAGTTGATTATAAATTGTCTGACAGTAAAAAAGCAATTGCAATAGGGGAAAAAGCAACGACACATATTAACAGCGATAATAAAAACACACTGGAAATATTCAGGTTTAATCCGGGAATGGAAAACAAAATGTTCCCTCCAAATAATGCTTATACAAAAGTTGTAGGAGCAAAAACAGCCACTAAAAATTTAAGTTATGCAGCCTAAAGATTTTTTAAAACAGGTAATGACCGATACTAAGGTTAAGCTGAGTGAAGAATTTGATAAGAATTTTGAAAGGAAAGCTTTTTTTGATAAGAAGTGGGCAGATGCAAAATTGAAAAACAACAGAGGTTCTCTTATGGTACGCTCAGGGATGCTTCGCCGATCAATAAGAGGCCCTAAAATGTTAACAAATTCCATCAATTGGAGCAGTTCACAGCCACAGGCGAAAATGCTTAACGAAGGCGGCTATGTTGTAGTGACCGAAAAAATGAAACGCTTCTTTTGGGCAATGTATTACAAATCGTCGGGAGGTTTAACCAAAATAAAAAGTGGTGAACTTGCCTCTAATCAAAGAAATCAACGATTATCCGGTGAAGCTGCACAGTGGAAAGCTTTAGCCTTGCAAAAAGTAGGCAGCAGAATGAAAATAGAACAGAGACAATTTTTAGGACATCACCCGCAGGTAGATAAATTCATAAAAGAAATTGTAGACAGGAATTTTAGAGAGCTAAATAATGATTTTTCACATAATTTTTTATTGTATAGATAATGGAAGTACTTTTAACAAATATTCAAAATAAAATAGCTGAGATAACAGCTATAAAATACGTTGATGAAGACTGGGGACAGTTAGATTATTATTCACCTAATCTGCCGGTGCAATTTCCCTGTTGCCTTATAGATTTAAATGACGGTGATTTCTCAAACATCGGACAGGATTTAAGTAGAAGCCCTAAAAACAGGCAAAATGCCACAATGCTGGTAAAACTCTCTCTTGCAAATATGAAGCTATCCAATACCAGCTTTAAAGCCCCGAAATCACAGAAAGACACGGCGTGGAATATCTTTGGCTTAATGGAAGAAATACATAAAAAAATGCAGGGTTTTTCACCGGATGTAAATTGTAGTAAAATGCTTCGTAAAACTTTCCACAGAACCAAGCGAGACGACGGCATACAGGAGTATGCTATTTATTATACCTTTGAGGCGGTAAATGTCTAGTCGAAAAGGGATGGTAAAGTAATTTTTTGCAATTCCTCTTCAATTGCTGTATTAAAAATTTTATATAAAGTATCGCGGCTGATTCCGAACTTCGGGTATATGATATCTCGGTGTATTGCAGATATATTGGATTGTGGTGTGTAATGCTTGTTAAATTCCTCCATCACTATACTATAGCGATGTAGAAGATTCTTTTTTCTGCCGATACTTTGTTTTGTAACTGCCATATTGATACAAAAATAAAACATAAAAAAACACCAAACAAGTTGGTGTTTTTTTATGTTTTTATCTTTGTTAAAATTCCAAGATCCAATAATTTTCAGAATTACTATCCTTATACATCCTAGTAAAACGGTCTTTTGGAGTAGAAGCAATTTCATCTTTTATTATTTTATCCCGATCTGCTGCATTATCTATAAATTTAAGCCAAAACGGGTATACTGCTAAAAACGGACCTGCAATAGATGTCATTCCCCATGTTTCTTTTCCCTTGACTTCAAGAGCTGGATTAGCATCTTTAAAAGCACGATAACCAGTTATCATGAAAGAATCATCTTTGTTCTCTGAATTAATAAATTTAAAATATCTTTTTCCTTTATACTCACCAAAATCGTCTGCTTTGTAATTTCTACCTGTCAGCGTAATAATTTCAGAGATACTCTTCTCAAATTGCAATGAATCAATATTCTTAAAATGATTCAAATCCTGCCCAAACGCAAAGCTGGATAACAATAAAAATAATAGTAGTTTTTTCATATTAAAATGGTTTAAATATATCAGTATTATTAATTAATAATGCTCAAATTTAATAATTAATCCTTAATAACAAAAAAGGGTGTGAACCCGCCGGAACACACCCCTCGCTTCAACTTCAAAATTTAAAACTAAAAACCATCATCACGTCTCAAATCTCTTTTATTTTTTCTTTTCTGCTCTTCTGAAATAATTGTAAATTCAAAAGTACCAGCCTTATAATCTCTTCCTACAAAATAACCAAACCAAAAGAAATCCTGATGCTTTATTTCTTTATCTTTTGGTATGAAAACAATCGTAGAAGAGTAGTTGCCATATTTTACAGTAATGTCGCACACTGCTGCAATGCCTATTCCTACGCTTACTTCCTTTAGTGCTTTCAATATAACTTCGATCGTATCGTTTTGTGAATTTATTCTGTATTCTGCTTTTTCCATTATGGCAAATTTACATCGGTTAAAATTCGGATCCTTACGGTTTTCCTTATTGTTATTATTTTTTATCATTCATATAAACGCCTTCAGAAGTCCAGGACTGATCCTGTATTAATCGGAACGTTTTCACTAATGCGAAATTGGAAACTTTAAAATACTCGAATATCAAACCGTAATTTTCCATGTTTAATTTTTCCAAAACTACTTTTTCTAATTTCTCAGGAACGATATCGTTCGTCTCATTATTGAAAATATATTCAGCCATTTCGCTTTTAACAATATTGGCAATTGTGGATTCCGGTCTGTATAATGTTTCGTAGAGTTTTTCGATATCAGAAATGATATAGCCTACGGAGCCTTCTATCGTTATTGTTTTTAAATCTTTACTCGTTAAGGTCTGCATTGACATTGTAAAAACCCTCAATCTGTTTTCCTGAACATAAATACTGTCTAAATAGGGTATTCTAAAATAGATACCACCTGACAGCTTTGTAATGTGCTTTCCTAATCTTACTCGCAATGCAGATTCCCACGGTTGAATAATAACCCAGAACTTCATAGCATCAAAAATCCATTGTAGAAATTCTTTTACCTGATTCATTTATTTTGTATTTCGTTTAAAATTTGTTTAATTTCCTTTTCAAACACTGTTAAAAACATTGTTTTCTCGTTTTGGTCTTCACCTTCTTTAGTAGCAGTGAAAGTCCATGTTTCATGGTTGGTGATGCCTCCGGGGAAAGTTTCGTCCTGATATCTCCAAAGCCAGCTTTTAACCTCATATCCTTTGCTTTGAAGAAAAGAGAAAACGCTTTCATGAGGTAATTGCATTTCTATAGTCATAATTACAGTATTATCGCCTTTGGGCATTACTCGGATCATTTCCAATGTTTTTTATTTAGGTACGTTGCAGGATACGGAAACGCGGTTCCATCGCTTTTAAGTTTTATTAAGGCTTCTATAAATAAAATGGCTTCCATTTTATCAACATCACCTAATTTATTGTATGCTTTTTCTGTTTCGGCTTTTCTCCCTACTTTTTTGGGATATCGTTTATAAAAAGCTTCAAAAGAAATATCGGTAAGCTCTGCGAATATCCACGGTTTATCTAGTTTTTGGTTCTGAATTTCGTAGATCATTTTTTCGGTTCCGGATGGAAATATCGTTTTTACCTTTTCAATTCTATCAATCGTCCAGTCACCGTCGAACTCCAATACTTTTAAAACACCGTTTAAATCATATTTAAATGTGATTTTAAGCCCCGTTTTTTGGTTCTTTGCAATAAATGTTCTCATAATAGTTGTTTGTGTAGTTCATTTTTCATTTGTAAAATTGCGTTGGATTCATAGGAACCGAAGTTATCCGGGAAGAAAATTTCAAACTCCTGTAAAAACTTCAGCAATGAATCTGCTTTGTAATAGTTGAGCTTTAAAACAAATGATTTATTTCTCTGTCTTGTTTTTATAGCCTTTTGCAAAAGTTCCGTCCTGAGCTCCATACAGATTGAAATTATCGTCCTAAAATCTTTCGCTTGGTTTTGGATGATGATAGTGTCAAGAACCTGCATACTGTTATTTAAAACTAACAGCTTATCATTGTCTAAGGTTAACAGGATTTTCATTTTCGCGTTTTTCTCTGTAATATGCTGTTCGGGCACTGGATTCCGAAACACCGTATAAATTTCCTATTTCTTTGAATTTCAAACCGTCTTTATGAAGCCTCATAACATTCAAACGCATTTCAGAGCGAGGTTTTTGTGGCATTATTTGGGGTGTTATGTTAACGGTAGGTTTGGCGGGAATGACATTTTTTTTAGCAGGAGTAGTTTTTTGCCTTTTATCTTTTTCACGCTGTCTCCTTTTGCTTTTCTTAATGTCTTCTGAAAATTTAACGACATTCTCATCCCGTTTTACAATCTCGAAAGTCCAAGTTTTCTGTTTAGGATCAAACTTTCTAACACGCTCTACTGTGTTTTTATTTGCTGCTTTGAAGCTATCAACAAAGGCAACAACTTTTCTATGTTCGTATGTTGCGCTCATAATTAAAATTTTCTGTTTTTGGGGTTTATTCTTAAAAATGCAGATTCAGCAGGTGCAGCATCTACTTTAGTTCTATCGAATTGTCGTAAGAACCGTTGTATTTCATAAATATCTCTATCTCCCAGATCTATAAATTTGATAAAATCAGATCTGTTACCCTGTAAGGATATTACCGCCCAACTTTTCGAATATTTATAATGGTAATCTACACTTACATCTAAATTTTTTAAAAGATCTTTGATAAATTTATATTGCAGTTCATTTAAATGGAGCTGTTCGGTTAAAGTGCCAAATTTGATTTCATTTTTATGTAACTGATCATTCAATCTATTAATTTCCGATCTTAAAGCCCAACGTACAAGTTGTTTAATTAAGTCTTTAATCTTTCTCATTTGATGATTATTTATACTTGTTTTTCATAATACAGCTTGTAGAAAAGCCCTTTTTCGTCCTGTCCTTCCTGAATCTTACTTTTATCCCCATGAATGTATATATGAAAGTTTTTATCAAGCTTAATAATGCTTTTAAAGTGTTTTTGAGACTTTTTAACGGCAGAACTGTTGATCGGGAACTCTTCGGCAACATTGATCTGCATATCCTGCTCATAATCGGTTTTGAAGTTGACAAAACTTTCTATTACTTTTTCGTCTCCTAAAACCTCATTCGTGAATTCATCAAGTTTGAACTCTTCTTTTTCATTGAAAAATTTAATTGATTTATTTAGAAAGTCTGCCTGATCCGTTTTGGTAACTTCAAATTCCTGCGGAAGTTGTTTTTTTATAAAATCCTTATAAAGCATTAAAGATTCCTGAGTATGAAAATAATCGTCGGTACGCTGCTTTACTTTCAAAAAGTCTTCAAACCAATAATACATATCACCGTTTTTATTATTATCTACAACCTGTAGAACATATCCGGTATCTTTGTCTTTATTAAAAATTAAAGCTGCTTTGTCGATTTTAGCAAGGCTGATGCCCTGATCTTTTTCAATATCAAAAGTATCTGGCTGAGAAAATAATTTGAGGAAAGATTCTTTTCTTTCTGTCTTGAAAATTCCGATTTTATCTACATCATTTTCATTTTCGGCAGGGAAATAAACTATAAACAATTCTCCGCCCTGTATTCTTGGATTCTCTGCCGCGTCATATAGAAGTCGTCCGAGATCTTTTGATGCATTGATAAACTGTGACTTATTTTCAAAAAGCTGAGATACAACAAAATATACAAAGTTATTGGCTAAATATGAATCACTGTAAAACTGATAAGTTTCTTCTGATTTAAATGAGCCTAGAAAGTATTGCTGTAACAACTCTTGCATTGTCTCGTCTGTATGGAGTTCCTCTTGAGACAATTTTACTCCGTTTCCGTTGATCTTATTTCCGATCTGATGTGCTATAATTTTCATTTTTTGTCTTATTTTTCTCTGTTAAACAATACCATGATAAGTGCTATTATATAAATCATGATTATTTTTTTAGTTGTAAGTTGTTTGTTCAAAATTGTGTATTTCTACAAGTCTGCCGGAATATTCTAAGTCTTTTTGAGCCTTCAAAAAAGCATTGTAAATACTATCTAATCGGGATGCAGGGATTTTATTAAAATCATCCACTTTTGCAGCTCTGCAAGCATGCCCCTTCACATATTCAATAGATACTTTCTTATTCATCTTTTTGTACAGTCCGAAAATTGATGCTAAAACACGCTTACGCTTTTTATCCAATGTATGCTGGCTATTTTCTGTGATGGTGTCACATAAAGCCTGAATTTCAAAAGGGGTAAGTTCTTTAGCAGATGAAGTACGACCGCCAGTGTAAAGATTAATTACATCTGCTCTTTGATCCAATAAACCTTCTTTGGAAAGGAGTGTCATTAATTTTTTTAGTGTTGCCATATTTTATAATTTTTAGTATTGTTATAATGAATTTTTATGCATTCAAATAAATAATGAGCGATATCGGGAATTACTGCGTTTCCCATCATTTCAATTCTTCTTTTGTCCAATTCTTTGGAAAACCCATCATCCATTCGTACAGATTCAAAGTCTGATCGGCTGTTAAACCGTTTAATTGGCATTGATAAAGGGTTTTGTCTTGGTGTTTGTTTTGGTAATACTTCGTGAAGCTCTCTAAAGACCGCATTATTATTAAACCGTCGGACTTCGCCGGGGTAGGCAATACCAAAGAAACGTTCTCTCTTATGATTGAATCCAAACTGCGAAGCGTAAAAACATTCCCATTCACACACATACCCGATTTCGGAAAGATCGCAAAGGACTTGCTCGAATCCTCGAATAAGGAGCATTGGGCTGTTTTCAATGAGTATGTATTTGGGTCTAACCTCCCCACAAATTCGCCACATTTCAGACCATAGTCCCGATCTTTCACCTTTGATTCCTTCAACTTTTCCATCTTTCCAAATTTCTTTATTTGATACGTTTGCTATACTTAAATCCTGACAGGGAAACCCTCCACAGATGATGTCTACATATTCAGGAAATGCCATTGTTCTTACATCATGATATTGCTTTGTATCGGGATAGTTTTTTTTAAGAATTAATCTGTTATGTTCTTCAAATTCACAGTTCCAAAGAGTAGTAATTCCGCTCATTTCAGCTCCTAACTCAAAGCCTCCAACACCACTGAATAATGATCCTAAAACTAATTGTTTTTCCATCTTTTTCTATTTGCTCCCCTGACAGGAATCGAACCTGTATTGTGTAGCCTATCCAGTCGGTTAAGGGTCTTGAACCCACTACATCTGCCTGCTCATGTCAGGCGCATTTACCAATTTCGCCACAGGGGATAACCTTATTTTTTAGTGGTTTAAAGATTGTTTCCAGTTTTCTAAATCAGCATCGTATACGACTCCTAAATTTGGAATTCCTCTCACTCCTTCATCATACTGTAAACTTTCTCTTCTTTTTTTCGATAGAAGATAGTTGCCAAACGAAACCAAATCTTTTCCGTTTTGCTCTTTACACCACTCAACACCTGCCTTAAAATCATCTATAATTGAATCTTTTGCGGTTTCGAATGTTGGGTCATTGAATTGCTCTTCGCCTAAAACCTCCTTTGCGTGAGCATTTGCTGCGGTTTCTATTAATTCTGTTGTCATAATGTTGATTTTAAAATTGTTTTTTATTATTCTTAAAACTTTTTGATGTAATAATTGCCGTAATCAGAACTCCTAATAAAAAGCCTCCCATAAAGCAGATGGTTGCAAGTCCTGCCATGAATTCAAAATCTGTATCTTTCATTTAGTCAATGGAAAAATTAAAGTTTACACGCTTTGCAATTCCGTTTCCGAAGTCAACCATTTTGTAACCTCTGACAAAACGGGAGGTCCTGATATCAATAATCGCTTTGTTCACGATATCCATTCCTTCGTTAAAAAGATCACTTTTTGCCTTATCCTTCATGGTGTTAAGCTCTCTTACTTTTTTAGGGTTATAATTGCCCTGATTGTCGGTTTTTAGAGCGATATTCAAGAAGTCCATTAATAGTTTTTCATTCTCGGAATCTCCGGCAAGGGAAGACATGAATTCTTTGATTTTTACAAGTCCTTCGCTTTCAGTCCCATTAAATGACGGTTTTACGTTCCATCCGGTGCGGATGCTTGCAGAACCATCGTCTAGCGTTAATGTGTGGGTGTCCTGTTCTCTTTTTTTATTTCCGTAGACTTCACAACGAGAATCAATGATCGGCTCCAAATCTTTAAAAAGCTCAATAATTCCTTTTTCGATATCATTACGGTTGAAAATGAAGTAGTCAACGTGCTTTAAAGCAACTTCATTTTCTAAAACTTTAAGAGATTCTTTATTTTTTTGTTTTGCCTCCTTTTCGGCGATCTCGTCGTCTCTCAATTGTTTTTTTAGTTCTTTTTTTTCTTCCGGAGAGAGTGCGGAAAGTAATATTTCAGTCATAATATGTTGTTTTGCAGTATTAATTCTTTTAGTTGTTTTTCTTTGATCATCAGCTCATCATGGATTTTAACCCACTCTTCCTGATAACTGTCGTCTTCTAATCTTGCCTTCAGACCTCTGATAATTTCTTCGAGCTCTTCGGATGTTAGGGGAAACATTTCGTTACTCATCGTGGTCTTTTATTTCGGCTTCAAGTTTAATTTCAGTATAATCTGATTCGAAAGGTGCCGAACCTTTTACTACATTAATTATCAATACCGCAGTGGGAAATTGAAAATTGAAGTGTTCACACAAAATCTTTTTCAAATCTTCTTTTGATAATTCTATCACCGTTTTAGTTTTCATACTAATTTTCGTTTTGTTGTTTGAGAGTTTTATTTATTTTAATTTCATTTTTTGCAGTATGATACCCTCTTGTGTATTCTTTTTCAAGTTCTGATTTCAATACACTTTTCAGATCAGCAAAGCCTGCAAGTAAATCTGATATCTTTCCCGTTGCGCCGCTTTCGAGAATCGTTTTATAAATACTGTCTGCTAATTCATTGATTTTGTTGCTCATTTTATAAATATTTAAGTTTTGTTAATTCTTGTTTGTATTCCGGGAATAGTTTCAAATAGTATTCATCCGGCAGCCATTGTTCAGAATCATGATCATAGAAGTATAAAACTCTATCGTGTCCGTATTTTCTTTGTGGAGATTCCCAATTCTCTTTTACAATCCATTTATAGGCTGCTAAAACTTTCGGTGATAATTCTGGTTCATTTCCATTGTAATGATGGATTGTAACCCTGTCTATCCAATTTAAAAACCCGATAATACTATCAAGCTGTAGGATTTTTTTTAATAGTTCTTTTTCCATCATTTATCCTGTTTTTGACCAATATTTCTGAGCACCTTCATCCCAAATTGTAAGCCCGTCTGCATAAAATTTACCGAGATAACGACCTTTTGAAAATGCTTTGAAACCTTCTATCCAAATTTTTAGATCGGCATCGTATTGGATTCGGATGGCTGTTTTTCCGAGTGGCTTGCTTCCATCCATTTGACTATTCCATATGAAAAGCTTATCGGGAAATGTTTCTTTCAGGTCCAAATACTGCTCGAATGTCATTCCTGTATATTGCCAACTGTCTGTAATAATAAAGCGGGGAGATTTACGTTTATTTAGCCTGATTTTTAAATCTTCGTATTTTTCTTTAATGAGCTGTATTTTACGACCACAATCCGAAACATTATGTCTGCGCCAAGCTTTCTGCATTGTTCTCGACGTGCCCTCTTCTAAGGAGTTGAAAAGCACTCTGTCAAATTGTGATAATTCTTTAGCGAGTTCCAACATAAAAGAGGTTTTACCGTTTCCGGAGTGCCCGCTTATGAACCAAGAACCGGAGGCTTCGGGTTCATCGAAATTGTCGTACCATTCGCCTTCCCATTTTATCAGATCATAATTTTTTGCTAGTAGGTCTGTTGACGAAATGGCTTTTTTCATGCTGTCATTTTTGGTAATGCGAGAACTTTTCTTACTAAATTCTCAGTTAATGGCTCATTAAGTCTCTCAGCTTCACGCATCGCAGGTAAAAGCGCATCGTGTAACTCTCCGTAGTTTTCACATTCTGCCTGTAGAAACCTTTTTAAATCACGGTCTACAATGCTTGTTAAAAACTCTTTAAATCGTGTATCAATAGGTTTTAATTCTCGGATCCCGTACTTTACTCTTCTGTAAAATTGTGGCATTCCGGCAGCGTTTTTATTTTTAAGCTTTTCAATTTTCGTTAAAAGCTGGTTGGTTCCGATCATGATAAGAGCGCATTTTCCGTAAAGGTTATCGTGTAGCTCTTTGATGTTGCAAAGTGTAGCTTGTTTCAAATACTCCGATTCATCCCAAATAATCATCGGGTTTCTACCGTCAAGTTTTAATTTGGTCATTTCCTTAACGATCACCCTCAATTTTTTTGAAGGGGAACCCGCCAAAGGCATTCTCATTGCGATTCCTATTTTATCCAGTAGGTCATTGATTGTATCAAGAGATCCCACGGTAATTTTAAAGGTATCTTTCGGGTTTTCTTTGATAAAAAGATCAGTACTATAGGTTTTCCCTGTTCCTGTATCTCCGATGATAATATTTGTATAGCCAAATTTTTTCGCATCAGTCAGGTAAGTGATCATTTGCATTAATTGCGGTGTCTGTCTTGGCGTCCATGCTATTTTATTGTCCGGATCAAAGTCGATCGCTTCGCAAATCATTCTGAAATATTTATCGTCAATTTCTACGTCCTTTCCGGTAGAATTGATGATATAAATATTACGTCTCATATAGGATAGATAATTACTCGGAACGCCGGATTTTGCAGCGAATTCGTTAGCCGAATATTCATTATCTTTTAGCCACTGTTCAAGTGCCGTGATTATATTGTCTTTTATAGTTTTAGTCATTTTCTAAAAATTTTGTGAAGTCCATTTTATTTGCTAAATATTCCATTTGTTCGTCGTCCCAAGTTTGCTGGTCTTTGATTTTTTCTTTTTTCTCCTGTTTTTCCAAGAGTTTGCGTGCGGGTTCCAGTCTTTTTGAGTTACGTTGATCCTTATGCTGTCCTTTGCTGTCGACAATCAGCATTTTTGCGAGAGTATTGTTTAGCTCAGGATTTTGGATAAACATCTGATTAACTTCTTTGATGTCTTCTGCCTGGGTTTCCAATACGAGGGTTTTCGTTTCTTTGTTGAAATCAAAAACTTTTTTCAGTTCGTCGCTGTCACCTTCTTTCCGGTCATAAAGCGCCATTGGCTGTACATATTTCTGAGTAAGCATAAAGCTTATATTTTTCTCTTCACTGTATGCTAAAACCTCCTGTAAATTATCATCGTCAAACTTAATCGTCCAGTCGAGGTGTGCATTCATTCTGAAATTCACATCGAAGCTGTCATACTCTAATTTTTTTCCATTAATTGCAACGTGCAAACCGTTATGACTAACTTTATTTGTGAATCCCGTTGTTTCACCAAAGTGAAGTAAAAACTCTTGCTGAGAAACGAATTTTATTGCATCCTGTGGCATTTCTTTATATGCCTGTAGATATTCTTCTCTTAATTTTTCTCTTTCAATATCAATCATTCTCATAAGCTGCATTGCACAGCCTTCCTCATTAGGAAAAGAGTGTCTTATTTTGTTCAGATACTCGTCATTTGGCTGAACTGCTGATTTCACTCCCTGACCACTCCAATTCGGAGCTAGCTGACAATAATTTTTGTTGAAATATTTAAACCAGGGCTCAATAACTTTTGCTTTTGAATTTTTCGCCTTAGCTGGGGTAAATTTTTTAGATACCATCTCATAAAAAGGCGTTAGTTTTTTAATTGAGTATCTATCGGATTGTATTTGTAAAACTTTATGCTTACGTCCGAAAAGCTCTTCAGTATGTTTTACTGCATTTCTAAGGGCATTCTGAATAAGTTCCGGGCTTTCATGAGTTCCTATCGCATATCCTACAGGATATTTAATAAATGGATCAAGAACTACAACTATAGTCAGTCTGTTGTGATAGGTAGTTGTATTTTCACCTTTTAAGTTTACACTCATTTTCTGATACAGTAATTCTGAATCCCAACCGTCTAACGTCCAGTAAAGAAGCGGTGCAGAAGGAGCGGCTCGTTTAATATGCATTCCTATTGTATCATTAAATCCTTTTTCTCCTTTTGTACCGGACATTACAAGCAGGTTCCATTTTTTTCGGTAGTTTCCAATAGTGGAAGCCGATAACTCTGGGAACTGCTGAAGTTTTGCAACCGAGTTATAAATTGTAGCAATCTGCTCGTTATCAAAAGTCCTGTGATCTCTCAATAAAGTTCTTAACAATGCCTCCTGCTGAGTATCTTTTACTTTTGATGCTTTGTTGTTACCGAAATTTTCAGAGACAAACGAAGAGTAACCCTCTTTTTTGAAGTCTTCCAACCTTTCTTTAAGTCTTCTGGCTGATTTCGGCAGCGTGTGCCCGATCTGATCTTTTACGTCTGTAACAGCGGTTGCTGCATCTGCCCAAATTTCTGTCAAACCTCGTTTTCCGTTTCGACTTCTTACAAAAGCTAAAGTTTCTTTTACATAAAGCTCAACAGCCTGAATCATTTGAGCGTTTTTAACATATTCGTCTTGCTTTTCAGGTGATAATGTTCTATACTCGTCAAGTAGGTAATATGCAAAGAAGTCTACAGCTTCGTAATCGTCTTTGTAATAGTTTAATATTAGATTTTGGGTGTTTTGCTTTGGTGGGAAACCCTGTTTTTTTATTAACTGAACCTTAAATCTTTCAGGAATGCTATCGAATTCTACCAAGGCTGTATTATCTAAACCGCGGGCAGTCCTAACCCTGTTTAGTTTACCTGATCTGCATAATTTATCATAATTAGATTTAGTCATTAGACTTAAATCATCGTATAGAACTTTTGCAGGTATCGTTAAAGTATTTTGATAGAATTGATACATAGTGAATGTTTATGTTACCTCAAAAGAGTGTTTAATAAGTTTTGAAAGATTTTCTAATAATTAACTTTCCAAATAATACCCATTCGTGAACAACAATAGGTTGAGAGAAAAGAGTAATTACGCCGGAAACACGACGTTTAATTATTAACTGTACTAATTTTTGAATTGCTTTCATAATATCATGGTTTTAAAGTTTCGGCAGTTTCTTCAATGGCTTTTGTTGATGCAAAGTCAAGAGCCTTATATTCTTTTATAATTTTATCAGGCATTATTCCTACACGGTCTCCTCTTAATGACATTCGTATGTAATTGAGACTATAACCATATTTATCCTTCAAAACATTGAGGATACCCTCATTGTAATTTGTTCTTTTTTTTGTACGTTTGTCCAT